CATCCAAGACCAAGAGGAAGCTGGAAAGGCGTGCGGAAGCAGCCAGCCAGGGACGAGTGTCCGGTGCTATCCAGACACTCTTGAGTGGTGGCAGCGCATTGGACAAGATCGGATGGCTGAACACGAGCAAGCCAAAAGAGCCCGAGAAGAAACCCGAGAGCAAGCCCCAGCAGCCCGAGAAGCCGAAACTTCCATACCAAGAACTCTTGGATCAGCCGTTACCAAATGATCACTACAAACTGGTAGATTTGCACGACAAAATAAGAGACACAGACGAACGGCCCGTGAAAGGATTCGAGTTCCCCAAGGACGATCCTCGATATACAAAGCTGAAAGAGATACGTGCTAAGATCCGGGAGATAGACGCTCAAACCGGGGCAACCGCCAGGAACATGGCGGCCCAACAAGAAATGGATATCATGGAAGGTGGGCGAGAATTCGAAAACCCGAGTGCATATAGAAGCTGGGCACCACCGAAATACCGCCCCGGCCCGCGCGAGGCAAAGCCAACACCAACCAGGGAGACACCAAAACCCACACCAACCCCGGCCCCTGCCAAGAAACCCGAGCAGCCAGTAGAGACGCCCAGAAATCCGAATGCTGGCAACGGATCGCCAGCGACGTTTGAGGAGATGTTCGGAAAATCACCAGACCACATAAAAGTAAGTGGAAGCATCGATCACACCAAGCCATTTGTGCTAACAGTTGAAGGAAAGACGTTTGATCATCGTGAAAGACTGAAAGCTCTCGGCTTCAAGTACAGTTCTGCTAATAAGAATTGGTATAAGGGTATTGTACCCCCCGAAGGAAAGGATGCCAAAAACGATCTATTAAGCCACATAAAAGAGGTTAGCAGTGAACCCGGCGCGACATCACAGCTTCGAGCCAAAGTGCAACAGGGAAAACTGGTACCAAAAAAGAGAACGATGTCCGCGAGTGAGGCGGCGCTGTTCGGAGTGAAACGCTAATAGGATCGCCCCAACCATTGCCTTATCGCCTCCTCTCCCGCATCTCTCAGATCTCCCCTGAGAAGTTTTCGGCCTTTCCGTCTCTCAATTTCAGTGTGAAATGCGGCATTAAGCTCATCCGAAATGGGGAGAAATATGCCTTTGCTCATGCAAACACATACCTGTTCATTGCATCGTATGCTCGGTCAGCATCCATGTCTATGAGCTTCTTTGCGAAGCTTTCTGAGCAGGGATAATAGAACTTCGTCGATCCTGTTCTGTTTGCGAACATCTCGATCAAATAAGTTCCTGCCTGAAAATGCCGGTGTCGGGTGACACTACCATCATTCGTTGCTAGTGCCTTATCACCCCCGTCGACTTGCACAAGAGACGCGAAATCATCACGCATCCTGCTGTCAGTTGATTTGATGGTTCTCATCCCACCACCTCAAAATCGTTGTTCCTGAACTGGTTCGGATCTTCTAGGAGGGACAGCTTGTGAGAAAGGCAGCTCTCCAGGTGATCAACTTCGTCGTCTTCGAACTGATGGGCAGGCAGCGATTCCAGCAGCTTCTTCGAAATGTCGATCACAAGGACCTTAAGCTCCTCCTCGGAGCCGAATGCGTTCTTCCCTCGGATCTTTCCGAGTTCGAACATCCCGTCGGTTACGGTTTTCGTAATTCTCATCAGAGACTCGTAGGTCTCATCGTATGTTGCAGTTGCCATAGCATATACTAGTCTATTATAGCATATATAACTTTCGGTGCATTTCATGATTAACAAAGGTATCGATTTCGGAGACATCCACGTTCCCCGATTAGAAGGTAATTCTATGGATGAAGAAGAATATATAGAAGACGAGGAGCTGGAGAAAGGCTCCGATTTAGATCGCGTTCGCGCCATACTGGCCGGTGAAGGCGAAGGCATAGATGAAATCGACCAGCTGATCGAGATGGCCACTGACCCACAGCTCAAAGAAATGGCGGAAGCCATCAAACAAGACGAATCCAAGCACAAGGCAGCACTTGAGCAGTGGCTTGAGATGCAGGACGAGGGCGGATCAGACGAGCCTGAGCCCGAGGACACACCAGACCCCGATGAAGGCGAAGAAGAGCAGATCGAGGCCGATGCTGACCCAGACGACGGCATATCTGAAGAGGATCTTTTCGGTGATGAAACCGAGCCCGAAGAGGAGGCTACCAGTGACCTCATAGACGACATCCGGGAAGTCCTGGCAGAGCACGAGGCCGAGAAGGCCGAGGACGAAGAGCCTGAAGAGGACGAAGACGAGGATGAAGACCTCCCCGAGTTCCTAAAGGAAGACGACGATGAAGAGGAAGACGAGGACGAAGTAAGCAAGGTCATGAAGTCCTACCGGGTGCCTATCATCGTCGCCAAGGGCAGCGATCAGCAGATCGTTTATGGAGTCGTCAGCGAGCCCAATGTCATAGACCTGCAGGGTGACCGCCTGAGCAAGTCCGAGATCCGGGCGGCCTGTCACAAGTTCATGCAGACCAGCCAGAGGATAGGCAAAGAGCATTCCGGCGTGGCCAAAGCTTCCATCATCGAGAGCTATATCGCTCCAACCGACTTCAAGTGCAACGGCCAGGTCGTGAAATCCGGGAGCTGGGTTATGGCTGTCAAGATCCACGATCCTGCTCTCTGGCAGGCAGTGAAGAAGGGCGACATAACAGGTTTCTCGATTGCGGGAACCGGCACACGCACCCCCTTCTGAAATCTTTTCTTGATGACCCGAGGTGATTCTATTGCCAAATGAGTTGACTGATCTCGAACTAGACGAAGTCTCGTTAGTCGGTAAAGCGGCTAATGGGAAGCGTTTCTTATTATATAAATCAGCTAATGGAAGTGTACCGATGAGAAAGACCAAGCCCGCTAGGGCTGACAAGGCCGGAGCAAGGGCTCTGGTCAGCAAGGCTGAGCTGCTGGATATCGTCCAGAAAGCAGTCGAACCGATCCGCAAGGAGAACGAGGAGCTGCGCTCTATCCTCCGCAAGAAGGAGTATGAGCAGATAGCCAAGTCCGATTTCTCCGGCCTGGGAACTCCCGAAGAGGGAGCTGAGATCCTGAAGAGCCTGGAGGCTCTGCCGACCGAGGCCCGCAAGACTATCTTGAAGACCCTCAAGCAGGCCAGCGTAATGAAGGCCGAGGCAGGCAAGCTGCTCTATCATCCGATGGGTAGCGACAGGCCCGCTCCTGGGACTTCTTCCGCTGAGTTCGACGCGCTCGTACAGAAGCACGAGAGCTTGATCCAGAAGTCTGGACACGGTCCAACAGATCCCAAGGTCCGCCACGCTCTCGCCGTGACTGCCGCCACCCGTGAGAACGGTGCTCTGGCTAAGGCCGTGATGGCTGAGGAAAGGGCAAACGTTGTGAAGGCTCAGATGGGGGTGATCTGAAATGACTGATATGACAGCACCATTCAGGGAAGCTCTACCAGGAGATATTAGCACCTACAATCCGGACGGTGACATGTCTGCTCTGGAGTACTGTTTCGTCCAGCTGGACACCACAAGAGCCCGGACAGTACAGGCATTCTCAAGCGGCCATCCGGTAGGCGTCCTGTGCAACAGGCCTACGGAAACCGCGACTTCCACCAACTTCTCAATCACCGCGCTGGTCCAGTGGAGAGGCAAAGCACTGGTCAAGGCAGGGAGCGCGGGTCTGGCAGTAGGTGACCTGGTGAAAGTCGGAACTGGTGGGGTCGGCGACAAGGCCACGCCCACCAGCAAGGATATCATCGTGGGACAGTGCGAAGTCGCTGCTGCTGCGGGGCTCCCGGCTACCGTGAGACTGTTCACGTACCAGGCGAACATTTGAGGTGATGATTCATGGATTACAGAGAAACTATAGCATCCCTGGCCCAGCAGGTAGTTAACAAGGGCCTGGACTATTCACAGATCCACGTGGCCCGGCTGGAGTCGGAGTGGTCTCTCGCCTACAGGCAGGAACCCACAAACTTCGTGGCTGATAAATGGTTCCCCATGATATCGGTGAACCAGATAGCCGGTCTCTATCCCAAGTGGGCTATGGAGAATCACTTTACCAACAAGGCAGGTGAGTGGAGACCCGGCAGCATCCCGCCCCAGGGAGAACTCAAGGTAGATACCCCCGGCTCGTATGTGTGCCGACGGTATGCCTTCGAGATGCCTCTGATGGCTGATATCCCCTACGTGGCCGATCAGGGCTACCCCATCGAGCAGGCGACAACCAACATGGTTACTGACGTGCTCCAGTTGAATAAGGAGCTGGTCATCGCCAACAGCTACTTCAAGGAGTCTGTTTGGGGAATCGATGTCACTGGAACTGGCAGCGGTGAGACCTGGACTCCTGGAGAGATCACCACAGGCGAGACTATCAGGCAGTTCAATGATGCAGACTCTGACCCCCTGGGCGTATTCAAGGACAGCAAGCTGGCCATTAAGAAGGCTTGCGGTCTGATGCCCAACACGATGGTCATAGGCGAGCAGGCCTATGAGGAGATGAGGATCAACAACCAGCTGATCAGTCTCTACAGGAACCCACAGGGTGCTGACAAGGTCCCCACCAAGCTGAACGAGCAGATGATAGCTCAGGCTCTGGACATCGATAACGTTCTGGTGGCTAAAGCCATGTACAACACCGCCGCTCCCGGTGATACTGTCGCGCTTGACTGGATATTCGGTAAGCACATCTGGCTG